TTGTATATAATTAAATCGTACACATCGCCTTTTACTTCACAACCAAAACATTTAAATCTGTTCTCTTCAAAATTAATTGCTGCAGATGCGTGACTATCATCGTGGAATGGACAACGCATCTTGCGCCAGCCATGCCCTTCGTTAGGCAGGCGGGCGCCTATATGTTCTAAGTAGGCAGCAACACTGTGCTTATCCATAACAATAATCCAATCAGTTCTTGTTGAAACATTGTGAGTAAAACTACTAATTCATTTAACAACTTTTAACATTCCTTCTTTGTTGGTATGTTTTCTTACTATTACTAGTGCTAAATCAAAACAAAAGGCTGCTGTAAAATGTGTTTGTTCTGATAGTTTATCATCTTGTCCTTCATACATCAATCCTAAATTATTATGATACTTAACTTTTTCTTCTAGTTCATCTATAATATTTTTAATCTCTTCGTTCATTTAGTATCTCCCTTATTAGTTCTATCCATATTTTTGCTGGCATAGTTGCATACCATTCGCCAACATCTCCTTTGCCTATCCGTTTGTGTATTACTGCACCCGTCCAGGCTTTATCATTCTTGATTTCTACTTCTAGTTCTTTTACCCAAGCAGATAAATCTAAACGATAATGATTCTTTACTTCTATAACTACACCGTTAACCCCTGCGATATCGCCTTTGTCTAACTGTGAGCCTGCAATTCTACGCTCTGCATAAGGGAACCATTTCTTTAACCATTTAACTACATCTGCTTCTGCTTTGGAACCTTTTGCTTTGCGTGGATTACTCATCCTAACTCCTGTTGTTGTGGCATGTAACGAATCATAACATCATCTAGATGCATAGACTCTGGATTAAATGAAAGAGTTACATAGTTATTTCCTGTTTGGTCAGCCTTACCATAACGGTTTTTAACTGGGGCTACACACAAGAAGTTGTCATCTCCTTGTTTCATTTGCCCAATAGTTAATACCATTGCTGGTATCTGGTTAACTAAACCTTGAATAGATGACCGTGACTGACAAGGATAACCTTCGAATCCTTCTTTGGTATGGTGCAATACAAGCACTGCTGCGTTTGTATCTCTGGCTAAATACTTGAGTTCTTTCATTGCTGCTCGCATACCTTGGAACTCTTCGTGTCCATCCATTGCTATATCCATTAGGTTATCTACAACTATAAGTGTAGGACTTCTACCCCATACTGTTTCAAATGCAGATACTTCTTCATCTAAATCTTTTAATGTAGGTGTAGATTCAAATGACCAGAACAAATGATTGTTTAATAATAGTATCTCGTTTGCTTTGTCTGGGTCTTTCTTTAGTAAGTTCTCTGCCATTGCTTGGCTCATATTACCTGCCATTGCAATTAAACGCATAGCCATAGTATGAGCATTAGTATCTGCGCTGAAGTAAAGTGTTGGCAGTTTAGTTCTGGCTGCAATTGCTAATGCAATTGATGATTTGCCTGCACCTGGTGTGCCTGCTATGACTGTTACTTCTGCTCTGCGTAGTATGATGCCTGCTCTTTCAAATGCCTGGAAGGCAGGGGGCAATGGTTCGCCCCCCACCTCGGCTTTTTTAATTGAGCGCTTAAGTGTTTTCACTTAACCTGGTCTGGAACAAATGTGTTCCAGGCTGAGTCGCTGGTTTTTAGATAAACATTTTTACATTTATCAAATGCACCTTTTGGTGCTGAGCAGAAATAACCACGATACATAGAACCATCTTTACCTGTTCCTTGTATTGCTGTCATCTTTCCGTGTGGACAATTGCGTCCACCAAGCGTAGTAGTTGAGTTATCTATTGGACTGATACTAGCGCCTAGTGCTGATGCAACTTGTCCCACTGTCATGGGTGTTGGTATTGCGCCACGAATTGCTTTCTCAAGTTCCATTGTGGCTGATGTAATTGCATCTAATCCTTCAGCAACTGTTGTATCTAGTTCTGTTCCGTTTTCTGCACGGACTGTTACTAAACTACCTGCTGCTGTTTTGATTGTGATACTGATTGGTGCTTCTGAGTGAGACACTATTTGTTCTCCTGTTCGAATGGATAGGATAGACCTTTTTGGTCTCTCCATTTTCTTGCTTTCATTGCGAATTGTAAACCTTTAAAGCCTTCATTGATGTTAACCCACATTAACTTACAAGTACCTGTTCCTGCAGGTAAATGTATAATGATTGCTTTGTCTTTGTTTACTTCTCCCCAACTGCCACGGGTTGCCGTAGCCGCATCATACGGCAAGCCGTTGGCGTATATAGCCAACTGTATTGCTATGTTATTAGGATGGTCTACTCGACCTGTCTTAATATCTGCAATAAATAACTCACCGTTATACTCAACAACTCTGTCTGGTGTGCCAGCAATTTTAAATTTATCTAACACACTAAACTGTTCTATGAATTTCTTGTTGAGAATCTTAGTTGCTTGTTCATATGCTTTGATATCTGGTGCCCATTGTGGTGGGATGATACCTAAGTTTTGTCCTAAATCTAATCGTTCTGCAAATGAATGTATGGCTGTACCTATGTTGGCTGCTTTGTTTGCACCTGCTACTTCCATAGCATCTTCAATCAAAGAGTTAACTGCCATCTTATCTTCTTGTGCTGCTGTAATAGATAGCAGTATATCTGGGCGTGTAGTTAAACCTATTGCTGCCATCCGCATTTTCCAGGCTACCAATGCTGATGCATCATCTAATGAATTAGCAATAGTTGTTGCTCTTGTATAAGCAACTGGTTTACCACCTGATGGTGGAACTACTAGTGGTCTACCGTATCTATCTCTATCTATTTCTACTCTAGCCATTGCTCTCCTTTATGAGTTGCCCCTGAGAAAGGAGATAGCCGAAACCAGGGGCACTCAAGATTAGTATATCACATACTAGGATTCAGCATGTACCGACTCTACGGTAATGTCGTCTACCCATAGGTCTCCATCTTCAGTAAAGTTAACATCAATATTATCTTTGATGATATCTTCTACTGCTTCTTGGTTAGAACCTTCTATGCCTGTAATTGTGGCTGTGATAGTTACTGTTGCTGACCATGACTTAGTTAGTTCTTCACTACCTATATCTTTAAGTAGACTATTAACATCATCTACTTCAGCCACAATTTCGTGATGGTCTGTTTCATATCTAGCCTGAAAGAATTCTTTGACATCAAACCTGGCACTTTTAAACTTGCGTTCTACTTGTGCTAGTTCTACCTTCATAGAATTAACTGACTGTATTAATTCAATCAGACTTTTTTCTGTATATACATGGGCTGTTCCATCTATATCTACTAGTACTGATGGCCCATCTATATCATTTTTGTATTCCATTTCTATCTCCTTATTTTGATTGAGGTTTGTGCTTGTGTAGCACCCTCTAGTTTATCACAATCATCACACCAATATCCATATAGTCCATTAGCAAACAATGATTCTGACACTACTCTTTTTTCTTTTCTACATACATTACATTCTTTAATCATTAGACACCTAACAATTCTAATGCTTTGGTCTTGATGTTATCACTAGCGCCAGACATAGCACGCAATGCTAGGTTCTTACCCCTTGCATTGTAGTCAGCCCATTCTATAACTGCTTGCCACATACCAAACTCTGTGTTGCGTATGTTCTCCTGTGTTGGAGAGGCAGCATAGATATTGAATGCTGCTTCTCTGGCTTGCATTGCACGAGTATATTGTGTCTTTTCACCTGTAGATAGTAGGTCATATCTAACTTCTTCTATCTTAGTTGGTAGTGGGAACACACGCTTGAAGTAATTTCTTGCGTGCTCGTGGCTTGCTTCTTTGGCTAGTAATGTATCTGCTAGTGCTGTATAATCAGTAGCCATATCATAACTTAGTTGAATGATATTGCTAATCTCTGATACTGATAGTACTGCATTAGTTGTATGGCTTAACTGATAAGTATACTTGTTCTTGCCTCTGTATATCTTATTGATTTGATTCATACAAAACAAACGCTCAATGATTGGCCTGATGATTACTGAACTACTACCATCGTGGCTAGTTTTGGCTAGTAAGAATGCAGAGTGTGGGTCGTTGGCAATAGTCATCTCCATTGGAGTTTCCATTAACATCCATACTTTTGCTCCGCCATCATACTCTCCTGCTGCTGCATATCTAAGTCCACCAGAATCAATTAAACTATCTAGTGCTCCAAAGATTTCAGCATTCTGAAATACTTTATAGCGATTACCTACTACACCAATAGCAGATGTTTGTCCGTATGGTGTGGTTTTAATAACTGCTTTTTTATTTTCTACTGGGATATAATCTTTAACTATATTAAATCCATTTTCGCCTGGAACTGTATAGGTTGCTGTTATATCGTGTAAAGATACTGACCAATCTAGTCCTGCTTGACTGGCTACCTCGCTGGCTGATGTAGCCTCTACTGCTACACCTGCTTTATGCCACGCTGCTTTGCGTGCTGTTCCATATATAGTATTAGTTGTCATTGCTATCTCCATTATCTATTTCATATATAGTGTCAATTACTTTTGGATGTAAATGTTCTGCCATTTTTCTTAATTCAGATGGTGACCATTCTGCATCAAACACTTGGCGTAATAATTTAGCCAAAGAATAATCTGGTTTAGCATCAAGAATTTTATTAAGAAATTCTGATGCTTGTTCTTTTTCATCTATTTGATATAAGAATCCACAAAATATTGTGGCTAATGGAATTGCTTTTTCTTTTACAATTACATTACCAAGTAGTTGTATGTATTCACCTACAAATTCTATGTCTGTTTCTAATTGAACTCCCATTAGAAAGTCACGGATTTGTAGGTTCTCATTGGTAGCAATGGCTACCTCTGCTATGTGTTGGGCTGATGGTACAACACCATCTGCTACACCATCAATTGCTTTACGAA